CGCACCGGCTGGGCGGACCTGGGTATCGACTTCCTGATTGGCGAGATGCTGATCAACCACGCCATGGGCCACAACGTGCAGGCCTACATCCACACCACTGTCGAAGAGCGCAAGCGCGAGGCCTTGGAGAAGTGGCACAGCCATCTAGACGCCAAGGGATTCAGCGTGATTCATGGGTTGGAGGGCGTCGAAAACAAAGAGTCCAGCATTGGTCTGGAAGCCGCGCCGCACAAGGGCTGCGAGCCAATTCAAGAATCAACCATAGGCGAGGTTTCAAAAGCATGAAAAAGAGCCATGGACCTGCCTTCAGCGTCACGGAACTGGACTTGGTGAAGTGCCCGATCTGCCGTGGTCGCGCTTTCGTCGCCGGGATTTTTAGCCCGCGTCCCTGCATGCAGTGCAATGCCTCAGGCTGGGTCTCGGCCGATACCGGGGAGGCACTGTCGCTAGAAGTCCTAGTAACGCAATTAGGCATCCGACTGCAGGCTGCTGAGCGACAGATCGAAAAATTGAAGCGCCCGGTGCTCATGAGCGGCCCGGCTGCTCAGTACGAACAGAACAATCGCCGCGGCGCCGGCGGCACGAACTACACAGGGGATTAAGCGATGGGCATCTATAAAAACGTGATGGGCACCCTGGTGCGCGTGCTGGCCGCCGACAATATCGACAACAGCACGAAGCAGTCATGGCAGAAGCTGATCGATGCCGATCTGCGCCAGGGCGGTACCGGCAGCACTATCTCGGTTCGCGACAAGTTCGATTACGACTGCTGCCTCTACGCGCTGCTGCATCGCGAACTGGCGACTGCCCATTGGGATGTGCTGGTCGCCAAGTACTCGACGCACAAGGCCAACAAGGTCGCCGCCATTGGCCGCTTGGTGAGCCGCATGAGCAGCCCCGCGCCACAGCTGTTCGTCTACAAGGCGCTTACTGCCTGGGCAATCCCGAAGCTCAAGGGCGAGCAGTCCGGTAAGCGCTCCACCGACATGATCATCCTGCCGACCGAGTTCTACGACATGAACACTTGGGATCCGGAGGCATCGCCAGAGCGGACTCGGCGCAACTGGCGCGCTGGAATTCACAAGCGCCTTGAGCAGCTGGAGGAAGCCGCCGTGATCCACGCGACTGAGATATTCGACGCCGAACAAATCTTTCTGGACGCCGCTTGACCAGGATGGCCGATTGGCCGTAAATTATCCCCATCATGTCGATCTTGCGTGCGCTGATACGCAAAGACAATAAAACCTCCGAAACCCGGCCATTGCGCCGGGTTTTTTCGTTTCTAGCTCCCCAGTTTCGGGGAGGCATTCGGATTCCACTTATGCCAGAGAAAGATCCCGACCTCTGGGCCCAGGTATGGCTGCACCTGCGCCTGTACCTGAGCAACCCTCTCTGGCAAGGAGCGATCATGGCAACGGTTATTTCTGGGCTTCGTGTGTTGTACGAGGCCAAAGAGACCAGCAAGCGCCGCATCCTGCTGGAGTCGCTGATCTGTGGTGGGCTGAGCCTGTCCGCGAGCAGCGTCATCGAGTGGATGGAGTGGCCGTCGAGCTTGTCCGTTGCCGTCGGCGGTGCGATCGGCTTTGTCGGTGTGACCGTCATCCGCGAAATGATCGTGAAATTTCTCGGTCGCAAGGCGGACAGCCTATGAACCTGCTCAAAAGCATTGCCGCTGCACTGATCATCGCTTTGGTAGCCGCACTGCTCATTGCCATCCAGCAGTACCGCGTGATCGCGCTGGAGGGGCAGGTGACGGTGCAGACACGGGCGGCTAAGGATGCAACCGAAGCCAACACTGAAAGCCTGAAGACCATCACCACGCTCCAGGCCGAGGCCAAGCGTAACGCCAACTACCTGGCCGATCTGCAGCAGCGCCTCAAGGCCAGCGAAGACAAGGCCCGCCAAGCGAGGAAGGACTTTGAAGACCTCAAGCGTAAGAGCCCGGCTGTTCGCAAGTGGGCTGATCAGCCTTTGCCTGACGGCCTGCGCGGCAAGCCCGCAGCCAGCGGTGGTAAAGACATCAGCGGTAAGGCTGGAAGCGCCGGTAATGGTGCCGTGCGAGCGGGTCAACGATAGCGATGACAACTTGGCGCTGAACGGCGACCTTTGGGCGCTGAAGGATCGGGCTATCAACCTGCTTGATACCTGCGCTGATCAGGTCGACGCACAGATCAAGCGCAGCCACAGCAAGTAGGCCGCGCCACAAGCCAACACCAGGCCTATCTAGTCCGAGTGACACATCTAATCAATCGAGTCGGGACCATCCGCATTGAGCTTCTCGCAAATAGCTGCTGCGTGCTCTTGGTCATTAAAAACGCCATATCTTGATGGGCTATCTTGGCCAAGATCTGAGGTGTCTATGATTCGATATCTGGGGCCTATGATCCGATCATTTCCGTCTAACCGTTTTGTGGCTATCACTATAAATCGCATAGTTCTGTGCTCCCTGGTTGAAGCCTAAGAGATAGCGCTGATATGAATAATCATCAAGCGAATAGGCTTCATATCCCTATTCACAATGACAATTTTCATTTAGCAAAGTGACCAGACATAGAGGTCTTTGAATAGCCAACTGCCCCAAGCAAGTATGCCTGCGCTTTAGGTCTATCGCGGCTAGTACATTGGGTTGCGAGTAGCGGTCGACATGCATTGAGACAGAGAGGCGGCACATGGCGCGATTGAAGACGCTGGCTAACCGAGTTGCGACTCAAGGCGACAGGGTAGGCACTGCACCGCAAGCCACATGGCGAGCGGGTAAGACAACTGCCAACCAGCGAGGCTACAACTACGCATGGCAGAAGGCGCGCCTGGTGCATCTGGCAGCTCATCCGCTGTGCGTGTACTGCGACCGAGCCGGGTTGGTAGTTGCTGCCTCGGTGGTCGACCACCTCGTCGCCCACAACGGTGACCAGACCCTGTTCTGGGATCGCACCAACTGGCAATCCCTCTGCAAACCCTGCCATGACAGCGTGAAGCAGCGCGAAGAGGCCGCGGGCCGCTCGATCTAACCGGTTTCTCTCGAATTTGCACGGTGTTGGTGCGAAAAATGGCCGGTAGGAGGGGGGGATCAAAAAAATGGGTTTTCCCGGTTGCTAGACCGCCCTCGACCGCACGTACAGATTTTTTCCCGCTCAGGATTTTTTGTTAATGGCTTTAACACCCAAAAAACGCGCGTTCATCGCTGCGGTGAGGGAAGGTGCGTCCAACAAAGATGCAGCCATTGCCGCCGGATGCCCCGAAAAGACTGCCTCCGCGGCAGGTTCACGGCTCGCCAAAGATCGTGACGTGATCAACGAACTGCACAAATTGAACGCTCTGCATCCTGTTAAAGCGGATGTTAAAACTGTTAAAGGTGTTAAAGCTCCGGAGCTCCAAGAAGGACCCAGTGAGCCGACCGAAAACAGCGAGCCGGACGCCTTCGATTTGACCCGGGCGCTGACGCATCGCGACCCCAAGGACTTTCTGCTGGCGGTGATGAACGACTTAGAGTCGGATGCAAAACTGCGGGTGGATGCCGCCAAGGCGCTGATGCCGTTCGTTCACCCGCGCAAGGGGGAGAGTGGCAAGAAAGAGGTGGCCAAGGACAAGGCGGCCGGCGCCGCTCAGGGCAGGTTCGGCGTGCGTAAAGGCCCGCTGTCGGTGGTGAGATGATGGAGTGGTCAACCGCCTGCACAGACTGGGAGCAGCGCATCGTTGCCCGCCAAAGCCTGATCCCTTTCGAACCTCTGTTCCCAGATCAAGCGGCAGAAGCGCTGGAAGTGTTCGGCGGTCTGCGGATGGTGGATGCCACCGGCAGCCCGCTGATGAGCGAGACCGTGCGGTCCTGGGTGAACGAGTTCGTCGCCGCCATCTTCGGCGCCTATGACCCGTACAGCGGTCGCCGGATGATCAGTGAGTTCATGCTCCTGATCAGCAAGAAGAACGGGAAGTCGACCATTGCCGCCGGCATCATGCTGACGGCGCTGGTGCTGAATTGGCGGACCTCGGGTGAGTTCATCATCCTGGCGCCGACCAAGGAGATCGCTGACAACTCCTACATCCCGATACGGGACATGGTCAAAGCCGACGATGAGCTCAAGGACCTGTTCAAGGTGCAGGATCACCTGCGCACGGTCACTCATCACCAGACAGGCGCCACGCTGAAGGTGGTGGCGGCCGACAGCGAAACTGTCTCGGGCAAGAAAGCCATCGGCGTGTTCATCGACGAACTCTGGGTTTTCGGCAAGCGAGCCAACGCCGAGGCCATGTTGCGCGAGGCTACCGGCGGGCTGGCATCCAGGCCTGAGGGTTTCATCATCTGGGCAACGACCCAGTCCGATGAGCCACCTGCAGGCGTGTTCCGGCAGAAGCTGCTCTATGCCCGCCAGGTACGAGACGGCGGCATCGTCGACAAGTCGTTTCTGTCAGTGCTCTACGAATTCCCGAAGCACATGATCGACGCCGGCGATCACCGCCATGTGAAGAACGCGTACATCACCAACCCCAACCTGGGGCTGTCGGTGGACGAGCCATTCATTGAGCGCGGATTCGCGCAGGCGCAGATCGACGGCGAAGAGTCGTTTCGTGGGTTCCTCGCCAAGCACTTGAACGTCGAGATCGGGCTGGCGCTGCGCTCGGATCGCTGGGCGGGCGCCGAATTCTGGGAGGTCCAGGCAAAGGCCCCTGGCCTGACGCTGGATGACCTGATCGAGCGCTGTGAAGTTATCGATATCGGCATCGATGGCGGCGGTCTGGACGACCTGCTGGGCTTCGCTGCGATTGGCCGCGACAAGGCCACACGCCAGTGGCTGCTGTGGACCCATGCCTGGGCGCACCCCTCAGTGCTCGAGCGGCGCAAGGGTGAGGCGCCTCGGCTCCATGACTTCGCAAAGGAAAAACACCTGACGATGGTCGAGCTGATTGGCGATGACTTGGAAGAGGTCGCCGATCTGGCAGCACGAGTTGAGAAGGCCGGCCTGCTCGATCAGGTCGGTGTTGACCCGGCCGGTATCGGCGGCGTGCTCGATGCCCTGGTCGCTGCGGGTGTACCTCAAGACAAGATCATCGGCATATCGCAGGGCTGGAAGCTGGGCGGCGCGATCAAGACGACCGAGCGCAAGTTGGCCGAAGGCGGCCTGATCCATGGCGGGCAGCCAATGATGGCCTGGTGCTGCGGTAACGCCCGCGTCGAGCCGCGCGGCAACTCGATTCTGATCACGAAGCAGGCCTCCGGCTCGGCAAAGATCGACCCGCTGATGGCCACGTTCAACGCGGTATCCCTCATGTCACTCAACCCCGAAAGCAAAGGCGGGATGGATGACTACTTGAAAAACGGTTTCTTCGACCTTGTAGGCTGACTATGGCATCTCATTGGTACAACCCGCTGTCCTGGCGGATGTTCGGCTATGAGGATCCGAAAAGCGGCGAATACGTCGAAGTCGATATGACCGTCGGAGGCAAGGCGACCAAAGCCGGCGTGCGCATCACTCCGACAAAGGCGATGAACATCAGCATCGTCTGGGCCTGCGTGAAGATCCTCAGCGAAACGGTATCCGGACTGCCGCTCAAGCTCTACGACGACAAGGACGGCAAGCGTCAGATAGTGAAGGCGAATGACCGAGCCAGTCGGATCTTGCGCAAGCCGAACCCGTACATGACGCGGCTGAATTTCCTCAAGGCTGTAGTGGTGAACATGGCGCTGCGCGGCAATGC